GATACTAATAATAAATTTTTTGTAGCTAGTAAGTCAGCGTTTGCTAAAAACCCAAAAATTAACTATACTGAGCAAGATATTATCAACAATCACGGTACTGGTGGTTTAGCTGATAAGCTTAAGTTAGCATTACGGTATTTACCGTCCTTAAACCTTAAAGGTATTTATCAAATGGATTATATGTTTGATCCGCAGATGAAGCAAATTGAAACTCCTCAGACTATTGACGGAGTTAAGAATGAAAATCGATTTCTTACATTTACTCCTAATACAATTAAGTATGCTGTTACAGAAAATAGCCCGTACGGTGATGAGATCAATAAAGCGAAGATTGGGGTAGCTATTCATATTGAATATATGATTCAAAATGGTATTTTAAAGGTTAAGAAATATACGTCTTCTCCGGAAGAGTTTTCTCCATCAAGTACCGTATTTGTCTTTAATGTATTAGCTAATAAACCTAAAAATGCTAAGTCGTCTTTCAGTAAATTACTACTCAAAGATGTACAAAAGAAAAAGAACCAAGTTTTAAAGTTAGCTGATAAGGTAGATTTTAGTTCTCTAGATGATTATACTGCTTTACTAAAGACATATATTAATTCTGAAATAAGAGCCGGTAGATTTCTAGAAGATACAGCTATTTCATCTGAAGAGTTCGTTAATTGGATATCGGGTAAGTTTGTAAAGGATATTGATAAACTAAAGAGCGAGAAAGGTAAAGCAAAGAAGACGGAGCAGATGAAAAGCACCCTATCAGCTCTTAAAAAACTTAAACCTTCTATTAAGAATGCATTTGAAATTACTAAAATTATTGCAAATCTTAAGAATAATCTTATTAAAATCTTTAACGAAATTACACAGAACGACTTATTAGGTACGTACCTTGAAGAAGCACCAGGGGAATGGCAAACGACAGCACCTGAGGGGTTCGCTCTTTCAAAAGTTACCGATGATGGAGCCCAAATTACGAAATTAGTTGATAGAGGCGAGTTTAGTCGCGCTAATTTCGGTACCGGTAAGCCAACTTCACCAGCAACTAAAGAAGATCAAGAGTCTTATATAACTAACCCGCCAGTTTTTAATAGAGGTGAAGGTACAAGATTACAAACCCATCCAACTGGTAGTAAAAAGCTTGGCAGTTTTAATGAAATGTATAAAATGTTAAATGAATTTGAAGATGCAGAAGACCTTACAAAAACAGTAGTTATATACCCAGGTAGATTTCACCCATTCCATAAAGGCCATGCATCAGTTTATAACAAATTAAAACAGCAATTTCCTACTGCTGATGTTTTTATTACAACAAGTGATAAACAAGAACCTAATAAATCACCATTTTCTTTTGAAGAAAAGAAGATAATGATGCAAAGTGCAGGTGTTGACCCAAATGATATTAAACAATCAACAACTACATATTCAGTTGGTGGTAAAATTGCTCCTAATCAAGCCTTAGAAGGTTACGATTTAGAAAAAACTAAAGTTATTTTTGCAGGTGGTGAAAGAGATGTAGGTAGATTTCCTGATGATTATTTAAACAACCCAGATACCCCATTACATTTTTATAAAGATAAAGAAAATTTAAAGTTTGTAAATGAAAATGGTAAATTAAATGGTTATTTAATGAAAGTTCCGACCGTTCAGTATAATGTATTAGGTGAACCTACTGGAGGTGCTACTGATATTCGTAATAAGTATAAAAATTCAGATGAAAAAACACGAAGAGATATTATTATGGACTTATACGGTTCAATGGATGAAGAAGTTAAAAGAATATTTGATAATAAGCTAATTTAAGCTCCTGCGTAACCAGTATTTTTAGCAGTTTGAGTATCGTCTAATTCATCAACTTCTACTCTATCTTCATCTGGATCTTGCTCGTCTTCTACATCAGCATCTAACTTATCATACTCTAAAGCATGATATACTGATGATAGGTAATCAGCAGCTTTAGTAATTTTTGAAGCTGTCCAACCTTCTAAGTTATCTAAATTACCTACCATATCAAATAATTTAGCAGAATATTCATTTACTTTGAGTAACTCAGCTCTTGCCATATCTAATTCACCATCATAATCATCCCCACATTCATCACAACCACAATCACTTTCACATTCACCTTGATCTCCTGCTTGGATATAAACTGTTTCTTCTTCTTTCTCCGCATCTTCACAATCTGATGAATCACCTTCATCATTAATCTTTAATACAACTACTTTAGAAGCAGTTTTTTGTGAACCTGGACCTGGTACATTTACCATTTTACCTATCATCGGTCCAAGACCTATATTTTCATTTAACGTTTTATATTGTTCAAAAATTAGATTAGCTTCATTATCCATACAATTATTTATTAAATAATTACATGACCTTCGACAAATTATATATATCTTTAATGGAAGCATATGAAGAAGATGCCGAATATAGAGGTAGAAAAGTTAAACTTAACAAACCTATGAGAGGAGATGTTAAAAAATTTAAAGTATATGTTAAAAATCCAAAAGGTAATGTAGTTAAAGTTAACTTCGGACACGGTGGTACGTCTGCTAAAAGACGTGGTGAAAAAACGATGAAAATTAGAAAGAGTAATCCGAAAGCTCGTAAATCTTTTAGAGCGAGACATAATTGCGATAACCCTGGAAGTAAGCTCAAAGCGCGATACTGGTCTTGCCGTGCTTGGTAATTTTTTATGATTATGAGTATTAAAACAGATATAAGAACCCCGGAGAACACTCTCAACTACATGAAATATGTTGAGATTGAAAATGATTCTCGATACCCCGCGGTAACAGGTGGTTTAGGTCAAGGTGTTTTCAATAAATCAGCTATATTAGTACAGCAGGTTGACCCGTTTAATACTGGTATTGGTAGTGGCACAGGTAACCAGGGGTTTATTGAAAAATTTGGCTCTAATCTCGATGTAGGTGCAAATTTAGAAACAATCTGGAATAATGGAGGTATATATACATATTTATCTTCTGCTTCAAGTCTTTATGTAGCACCGGTAGTTGGGGATCAAGGTGATGATGAAGCAGGTGGTATCGGTGCACGTACAGTTACTGTACAGGGGCTAGACGCGTCATATCATGAAGTTGAAGAAACAGTTACCGTTGTTGGTGCACCAACAACAACAAAATTTTTACGAGTTAATCGTGCTTTTGTTGAGACAGCTGGGTCCGAAGGTACAAATACAAAACCGGTTCTAATATCAACAGCAGCAAATGGTACTGGTACAATACTTGCTAATATTTCTACACACGGTTCAGGGGCCAATGAAGAGGGGTTCGGTCAAACTTTCCTTGGTCTTTATACTGTACCTGCAGGAAAGACTGGTTATTTGACACAATGGACGGTAGGAAGTTCTGGTACTTCATCGGTACAATCGTATTTCAGATATAAACCATTTACAGATGGTAATATTTTTAGAACACTTGATAATATATACTTCGTAAACGGTCAACAAGTAAAAGATTATAAGGTACCCCTTCCATTGGAAGAAAAATCCGATGTTGAAGTTCAAGCGTATAATGACGCAACCGGGGTCGCTATTTCAACATCATTTAATATTATTCTTGTCGATAACGAATAAATAATATTATGCCCTATGAAACAGAAAATAAAGAATATCAAGCTGAAAAATATTATGCAAAGTTCGGTGGTAGAGTAGTTGGTCCTTATGATACAGAAGAGGACGCTTACCATGATACTAAAGGAGATGTTGAATGGATCAAAAAAGGTCAAGATTTAAACGTTAAAAAAGAATCATTTAAGACATTTTTTGAAAATATAAGAAAAGGTGGAGCTGGTAAATCTCCTTATACAGGTTCAAGACCTCATAAAGATAAAAAGAAAGAGAATTCTAAAACTGAAGGTAGAAAGCCAGTTAAATCAGAGGATGAAGAGGCATCAAACTATATTGGTAAGAATATAGTATATGCAACTAAAGACACATCAGGTGGTGGTGCAACAAGTTTTACATCAAAGGGTAAAGTTGTCGACCATAACAAACAGTATGATGTAATTACTCTCGATAACGGGGTAAGAATTAATACCCATTTACATCATCGAAAAGATGATAATCTTTACCATAAGGGAGACTTTTATATTGATAGTTCAGTACCAGCTGAAAATGGTGAAGATAGATGTAAAAGAAAAGCTGATAGCGTATATGGTAAAAAGACTTCAGCATATAAATCAGGAGCAATTGTTAGATGCCGTAAAGGTAAAATTTGGAAAAAGAAATGAAATTCGACGATTTAGTTGATAATTATCTTACTGAAGCAAGCGATAGCTTACATAAATGGTTTAAACGCGGGGGTACTGATCCTAAAACTGGTAAAAAGTTTAGCGGATGGATAAACTGCAAAACAGGAGGACCATGTGGTAGGAAATCTAAAAAATCAGGCGGTAGTTACCCTGCATGCAGACCTACTAAAGCTGCTTGTAAAAAGATAAAGGGTAAGATGTATAAAAAGAAAAGCTCTAAGAGAGTTAATTGGAAGAAAAAAAAGAAATAATTAAATAATAATATGTCAGATACAGGAAACATACCACCATCAGGTCCAATTTCATTTTGTAATATACAACAAGTTGTTAAAAAACAAGCTAATTGCTCAACAACAATACCGGGTAATTGTTGTAGTCTCAATGAAATAGGTAGTGATATGTATTTTGGCAGAAATACACAATTCTTTTTTCCTGCAAGAGGTGATTTTGATAATGATAATACCTGCACTATAAAATTTACAAATTTTAGACAATCAAGCGTTTTAACAACATCTCTTTATGCTTGTGGTGAGCCATCATCAACATATAATAATTGTAACAATGCATGTATATGGGGTGATGTAGATGAAAGTACAGTAACATGTGGTGGTGGAGGTAGTGCTGCTAATGTAAAAAGGGTATTTGTTAATTTAATTGGTTCTAATCGAGCACCTATAACTAAAAACATTACCGTATCTAATTGTAAGTTTTGTTTTGAAGGGTTGAATGCTCCAAATACGTTTAGTGTTGTTGTTTGTGATCCTTATTTAAATATCAGTGGTCAAGCATCTATAATTAAGCAAGGTGTATCTATACCATACGGTAACCAAAATACCATTAATTACGGTACTTGTATTCAGACTCATTGTTGATAAATACCAATATCATGATATACGAGGAAATTGATATAAATCTATATGAAAAATATATTTTACTTACTGAGTATTATGACGATGGTGTTTTACGTAAATGTCATTTAACTCGTAATAAAAAGTATTTACCTAACACACTACCTGATGGTTTCGACAAATTCACCGATGCTAATTATTTTTATAATTTAGATTTGGAACAATTTGAAAGAATACCATGCCATAAAATTGATATTACCCACCATTTACCATATATAAAAATAAACGCTAAATCATTTTTAGAATATATAAATTTTAATAATACTGATGAAATAGATAAAATAAATGATGAAACGTATAAAAATATAAATAGTAGACTTACTACAATTAAACAAGCTATTAATCTAGCTAAAACGTTTACTACATTAAAAAATAGTGATATTGAAATATATAGAAAGTTATTTTGTAGTAAAATTCTAAATGAACATAATTGTTGTTTCAGTTTAATCTTTGGTTTATCACCTTCTCATTATGAAAACGGTGATATAAATGCAGAACTAGTTAAAAATAAATTTAATGAAATTTTAAATTTTTATAAAAATAAAGCTTTTGATAATTTGAATTTAGAATTAGAAGGTTTGAGTGATGATGAAATGGAAGAAATGGAAATTATCAAACAAATGATTCAAGATAGTGTTGACGAAACGATTGATAAATATAAAGACGTATCAAATCTTGTAGATCTTTTTGAAGATTGGCCAGCTATACTTTTACCGGCTCCGGAGTTTATTAGCAATAGTGAAAATGATACATCGTATCAAGATTGTTTATGGGCTTTTGATAAGAGTTAGGATGATCAAAGCAGAAAAGTATTTAGAAGAATTTTATAATAATTTTAAATATAAAGATAAAGATATAGTTTTTAAATTTCTTAAAGACTTCGGCAGTCATTTATATATTAAAAATTATTATAACGAACTTAGTTCGTTTAAATTTGATAATAACTTGGATAGTATTGAAATTTATAATAAAATTATTGACTTTTATTATAAAAAATATACTAAAAATTTAAAACAGTATACTGTATCAGAGAGGATTGAATCAATATATAAAATTAACAAGGCTCAACGAAATAAATTAAAAAAAGATAATTTTATTATAGATTATATATTTGATGATAGAAATACTGAGTTTAATTCAAAGACTAAAAATTATGAGTTTAGAAGAAAACAAAAAAAACTAACTAATACGTTAAAAAATATTACAAAAAGAAAGTTTATTTTTTTTTATAAAAGCGGTAATCATAAATACAGAAATAATTGGAATAAACAAGATAAGTTCGGTGTAGATATCTTAAATTATTGTCTAATGTACGGTATATTAAAAAAAATGATCGACAATAGATTATTAAAAAATTTTAATGAATTAGAAATAACCCCAACTTATCATAGAAATATACCTGATATATTTAAAGTTTTAAATTATAATGTAAACTTTTATAATAAAAATGAATTTATTAGCAATGTATGTCAGTACAGTAATACTTTATACCCATATGGTATGGGGTATGAATCTGCTTGTTGCTATACAGTAAATTTAGTATGTTCGACCATATATCTACAAAAACAATATGTTTCAAAATGGCATGATTATATACATTTACCTTTTTATTTTAGTAAAGGTAAGATAATAGATGGTAAACAAAATACAGATGGTGGTTACGATAACGATGATACTGAATTATACGGTAAATATGGTCTTGTTGGTCATAATTATTATGAAAGAGTTAAAAATGTTTCTAAAAATAGAAATATTGATACTCTCTTTAAAACGTTTGTTGAAAAAATTATAGAATTAGATAACTATATATGTGTGTAGTAATTTAAAGTATAATATTTTTATTGGTTTGGATGAACCTAGTGAAATTTCTTTTCAAAAATGTAAAACAAGTATTTTAAAGCAGAATACTAGATATAATATATCAATACATGCAATAAACTATAATACTGTTAAAGAGTATAATAGAATTAAAGATAAATATGAATCGACACAGTTTGCATTTGCTAGGTTTTTTACACCATTTATAAGTGAATATAATGGGGTTAGTATATTTTGTGATGGTGATTTTCTTTTTATAGATTCTATAGATAATTTATTAGATTTATATGATCCAAAGTTTGCATTGCAGTGCTGTAAGCATGAATATAAACCTACTAACCTTACAAAAATGGATGGTAAACGTCAAAGTATCTACCCAAGAAAAAATTGGAGTAGTTTAATGATTTTTAATAATGAACATCCAAAAAATAAAACCTTAAATCCTGAAACAATTAACAATCAATCTGGAGCTTTTTTACATAGATTTAAATGGTTAGAAGATAGTGAAATAGGGGATATACCTATTGAATGGAATTGGTTAGTTGGTTATTATAAAGAAAAAGGTTCTTTTAAACCAAAAGCTCTGCATTTTACTGACGGAGGTCCTTGGCTAGAAGAATATAAAGATTGTGAATTTAGTAAGGTATGGTTAGATTATGAGTAATACATTTTTACAAAAAATAAATAGTAATAAAGATCCTAGATTTAATGAAGCTTTACAATTAGAAAATTTTGGAACAACAATAAATTTTCAAACTATTTTTATATGTAATTTAAATTGCTATTTTTGTAGAGGTTCGATAAAAAATATCGATGAACTTAGTAAAACACAAACTATGTCTCAAAGTAATTTTGAATTATTTGTAAACAAAGCTACTGATTATGGTATAAATCATATACAAATTACACCGGCGGTTGGTGAACCTTTTTTAGATAAAAATATTGAAGATAAAATTTTATTTTTAGAAAATAATGATAAAATAAAGTATTATATGATAACAACAAATTTAACCCAGTTAAAGGAAAAACATTTAGAACTTATTAAAAAATGTAAAAAATTGTATTTAACTGTATCTATATATGGTTATGATAAAGAAAGTTATATAAAAAATACAAATAGAGATAGATATGATAAATTTGTATTAATGTTCGATAAAATAGGTGAGATTTTTTTAAAAAAAGAAACTAAAAGTTTATTAGAATTAAACATACGTTGTGAAAAAAACTTTGATGAAAATTTTCCTAAAACAAAAATGTATTATAAAATACATAGACTACTAAAAAATAAAAATATAGCTGTCAATACAGCAGAAGTATATAATACAAACAGAGCTGACAATTTAAAAGATTTTGAATATGTTGAAAGGAAAAAAAATGGTATTTGTCCTTTCGGTCCCGGTGACGGTGGTGGGGTTTTACCAAATGGTGATTTCTTATTTTGTGCATTTAATGATTTGGAACAAAAAGGTAAAGTAGGTAATTTATTAACGCAAACTTTAGAAGAAATTTATAATAGTCCATTATGGTTAGAGGTTGTCAATAATCAAAAAAACAATATATATGAAGGAATTTGCGCAAAATGTTCAGAGACTTGGTAGATAAAAATGTTATCACGTTTACAGTGGATGAAAACTACCTACCGTTTGCAAAGATTTTGGTAAATTCTATTAAAAAAAATTCACCACCCATATCAATATGTGGTAGGTTTGTTAACTGTTCTTCTGATAAATTAGAATGGTTTGAAAAAAACATAATTGTTATAAGAGATAATAAAAACTTATCAAAAAAGAGAAATTTAAAAACTAAACAAGGTTTATACGCTACTGATGATTTTGTATATGAAAATAAAACCGATATTAAACCGATAAAATTATTTTATAGCGAATTAATAGCATATTGTTCTAATATCAAATTTGATACTATATTGAAATTACTCAAAGCCGGTGTTAAAAATACTTTATATGTAGATGTGGATAGTATTATTCGAAATGATCTTACAAATCTTTTTAAGGATTTAGATAATTATGATTTTTGTTTTTATAAAGATATACCATATTCAGAACAATTTGATAATGGTAGATTAAATGGTGCTGATTTTTTATATCATGGCGGTTTAATCGGTATTAATAACAACCGAAACTCTTTAAATATAATTGAAAATATAAACGAAATTGTACAAAAAGAAATTTTTGATTGGGATATAGATGAACGTGTTTTACCATATATTATTGAAAATAGTGTAAAAATATTAGAAGTTGATAAAAAATATAAAGATGAAGATCTAAATGATAATTCAATATTATGGTCTGGCTCTGGTAAAACAAAATTTAATAATAATAGGTATATAGATGAATGTAAAAAATATAAATGATTTAAACAAAGACAAACTTACTATTGTATGTTCAACAAATCAAAAATACATACAGTATGTAAGACCGTTCTTCAATTCATTAGAAAAAAATAGTAAAAATTTAAATGTTGTTTTAAGATTGGTTAATTGCAATGAATTCAATAATGAATATAAAAATTTTAATCTTTATAAAATTTATGATTATAAAAATTTTAAAAATAAAATTATTACTAATTATGAAGATTCGAAAAAAATGAATTATATTGAATTGAAAGAAAAAATAAAAAATGGTAAATTAGGTAATCCTATTTTTAAAAGAGATGAAGGTGTTTATTGTAGTAATATAAAATTTAAAACAATTAATTTATTAATAGGTAATGGCTTTAAACATATTTTATATCTAGATGTTGATACTATAGTTAATCATGATTTCAATTCAATAATACCAGATTCAAAAAATTATGACCTTGCAATGTTTGTAGATAAAAATGATATAAATTCATACACAACAAAATATGGTGAAAAATACATGGGTTGGAATGCTGGTTTTATGTATATCAATAATACTAAGCTTTCAAAAAAATTTTATAAAATACTCGAAGAAAGAGTTACTGAAGATATTTTTAACATCGAAGCTGATGAAGTTGAATTTCAAAAATTATTATCAGAAATTGATATTAAAATATTATATGTTGGTAGAAAATATAAAGATAATGGTCCTCAATATAATGATAATAGCTATATGTGGAGTGGACAATCAGATGAAAAAATTGTAAATACTATGTATAGAAATAAAATTAAAGAGTATAATGAAACTTCATCAAAATTATTTACCGGAAACACAAAGAAAACAAATATATGATTGGATTCATAATAATGAATATTTGGATGATGATTATAACGGTAAAAGATGTTTTGCTGTAACATATAAAAAAGAAGATTTACCTGATTTTTTAAAATTTGTTATAACAGGTAATTACAACATATACAACTTTGTTGGTTTTTATACATTGCAAAATGGTTTTATTGAACCGCATATCGATACCGATTTATTTGATAGAGTTAAAGAAGAATACGGTAAAGATTTTATGATTTTTTTACCAGAAACAGAAGTATATTATGTTGATATTTGTCCGGTTATGAAAGGTGGAGAAATAATTGTTGATAATGTTGAATTCAAACCAAAAACTAATAGTTCAATAACATTACCTAAAAAAACTGAACATAGTGTAAATGCTATTTTAGAACAAACAAAATATAGAACTACTTTAGTTTGTGAAAAATATTTTTTATTAAAAAAATATTTAGATAAATTAGATACTCCATGGTTTCATAAAGGTTAACTATTATAATTTTAATATGAATAATATAGCTATTATCGGTGGTTCTGGATTTATTGGTTCATATACCAAAAATGAATTAGAAGAACATGGTTATAATGTTACAACAATTGACGTTAATAAGACCAGTGATATTAGTATTGATGTGTTAGATTTCAATAACTTAAAAAAAGCTTTATCCACTAAAAACTTTAATGCAGTTTATATGTTTGCTGCAATATCCGATAGTAAAGAAAACCATATTGACATAAAACATGCAGTAAATACTAACATAATGACCTTAACTAATACATTAGATGCTATGTATGAGTTGAATATACCAAGAATTATATTTTCATCAACCGTTTGGGTGTATAGTGTGTGTAATAGTATTGAAGTTGATGAATGTTCTAATTTATCTATTAGTAATAGTGAACATATATATACTACATGTAAATTAACATGTGAAGCTATAATTAGAAACTATCAAAAAGTTAAAAATATTGATTTTACAATTTTAAGATATGGTATTGCATATGGACCTGGTTGTCACCCTGATACTGTAATGTCTAAATTTATTAACAATGCTATAGATAAAAAACCATTAATGGTTACAGGTGATGGTAGTATATATAGAAATTTTTTATATGTAACTGACCATGCCAGAGGTAATAGATTAGCTTTATCCGATAAAGGTAAAAATGAAATATTTAATTTGGAAGGACCTCAACCAATAAGTATTAAAAATGTTGCAGAAAGAGTGCAAGAATTACATGGTCAAAATGTTAAAATTATATATACTGGTGAAAGGCTAGGAGATTATAAAGGTAAGATAGTATGTAGTTCAAAAGCAAAACAATTATTGGGTTGGGAACCTAAAGTTAACTTTCTCAATGGTAGTAAATCTCTTTACAATTATATAAAAAATGAGAGCTGATTGGACTAAACCATATTATGATAAAATATGCGACCTTAGTACAAATATTTGTCATGATAACTATAATATAAATGTAAAGTTTGATTTAACTAAATATAATGACCCATTTTATAGTTATGATATATTAAGTAAGTTTTATAATATAGATGTTAAAAATATTACTATTGGTTTAGGTTTAAGTGAACTAATTACTAGAGTATTACAATTTATTAAAAGACAAAATATGTCTTTAACGGTATATGGTAAACCTACATGGCAGTTAGTTAGTTTACTTCAAGCAGAATACGGTATACCTAAAGGTAATGATTTTGTATATATTGCATCACCTAATGGTAATACCGGTAGTATTGAAAATATACAACCTTTATTATTAAAGTATAAATACATTATTTTGGATGAAGCATATGCAGATTTTTATAAAGATGATATACAATTTTCTGATAGGATTATAACACTAAAAACTTTATCCAAATCTTACGCTTTACCAGGTGCTCGATTTGGGTATGCTTTCGCTAATAAAGAAATTACTGAAGAACTTCAAAAATTTAGACCAGGTCATATAACTATAGGTAATATAGAACAATATTTACCATTTATTTTAAATGATATTAAACTACATGTAGAACGAATGAATGAGACGAAGCAGTTTTTAATACAACAAAAATTATGTGATTATAGTTACGGTAATTATATTTTATTAAATGATGTGGATGTGTTTAATTCTATTAAATTAAAAAACAATAGAATGTCCTTAACTAATATTGATTTTATTAAAAAATGTCTAAAGAAGAATTAAGATTTAAGCAGCAAAAAGTTAATAGTATGCTTAAAAGTGTTCAAATTAACTCAACGGAACTATGTAATAGAAAGTGCGTTTTTTGTCCAAGAAGTGATCCAAAAACTTATCCAAATAGTAACAAGCATATATCACTCGATACTATTGAAAAATTATGTAACGATTTAAATGATATAAATTTTAATAATAGAATAGGGTTTGCTGGTTTCGGGGAACCTCTTTTACATAAAGATATTTTTTCTTGTATCAGTAAAGTAAAAGAACTTATACCAAATATTAAGTTTTTAGAGATAGTTACAAATGGTGATAAATTAAATAAAACTACCATTAAAAAATTATATGAAAGTGGATGTAATGTTATATGCGTGAGTATGTATGATAAAGATAAAACAGAATATTTTGAGTCTTTAAAAGAAAATATACCTATACAAATGGTTTACTCTCATAATTATAATAAAGATGATAACTATAATATTAATATTGTTAATCGTTTGGAAATAATTAAAAAGCAAGGATCAGGTAATAATAACCCATGCTATATACCTTTTTATAAAGCATTTATTGACTGGAATGGGGATATATTATTATGTGAAAATGATTGGTCAAAAAGTGTTAATTTTGGAAATATACAAAAAACTAAATTTAAAGATATATGGTATGGGGATGATCTTAATTTATATAGAAGAATTTTAATAGAAAAGAGAGGAAAATATCCTTGTAGTAATTGTAATGCATGTGGAACCCTTCGAGGTATTGAATCAGTAGAAATATTTAAAAATAGTTTTTGATTTATAGGATTATACATGTATAATATTAATATGAGTGTATTAATTATAGCTCCGCATGCGGATGATGAACTACTTGGTGTAGGTGGTACAGCTCATAAGTATATCAATGCAGGTAATGATGTACATGTAATAATATGTGGTGTAAGAAAAAATGATGATGGTATTCAAATAGAGAAAGCTACAAAAGATTTTACATCTGTTCATATTTTACCATTTCAAGACGAATCGTATAATATTATAAAAAATAAATTATTAAAAAGTGTTGAAAAAATATATAATGATTTGAAACCGAATATAGTTTTTATCCCTAATAAAGATGATTTTAATATGGATCATAAAACTGTTTATGAAATATGTGAAGTTGTTTTAAGAAGATATCAAGAACATTCACCTGATAAGATTTTAATGTATGAAGTACCATCTTCTACTACACAATCATTTAACAACAACTTTAAGTGTAATTATTATGAAGAACTTTCATTGTATAATATAAATTTTAAAATAAAACGTTTTGGTGAATATAAGAACGAAGTTAGAGAGTTTCCTAATCCTAGATCATTGGATGGTATAAAAACATATGCAATGTTTCGAGGTATGGAATGTAACACAGCATATGCAGAGGGGTTTAATTTAATATATCATAAATCATGAAAACAGTTTGGGAAAATATAGATAAATTTGAAGAACTAATTGCTGAATACGCTGGTAGTAAATATGCTATAGCAGTTGATAGCTGCACTAATGCACTTTTTTTATCGTTTAAATATTGTAAATTAGGTAATGACTCTGCCGAGTTTGTTGAAATACCAAAACGTACCTATGTTTCTGTACCTATGCAAGCCATACATGCAGGTTATAAAGTAAAGTTTGTAGATAAGTCTTGGTCAGGTGCCTATACAATCGGTAATGTGCCAGTTGTTGATTCAGCTCAGAGATTTTACCCACAAATGTTTATAAAAAATACATTTTATTGTTTATCATTTAATTTTAAAAAAATATTATCAACTGGTAAAGGTGGTATGATTTTAACTGATGAAAAACATGCTGCAGATTGGTTCAAACGCATGCGTTATGATGGTAGACCTTCTATATATTATAATGATATGTTAAAATTACCAGTTGAGGAAATTGGTTATCATATGTATATGTCACCTGAACAAGCAGTTACAGGTATACAAAATTTCTATGCTATACCTAAAGAAAGAAATAGTGATAGTGCATGTAGTGATGATTACCGAGTAGATCTATCTAAATTAGATTGTTTTGATGAAAGTAATAGTATTAGGTAACGGAAACGCAGGTAGTTATATATTTAACTATCTATCCAAACAGTTTAATTGCCAATCTTTTTGTAGAAGAGATTTTGATGCCATTACAACTGATTTTAATTTTTTAACTTCAATACTAAAACCGGGTGATGTTGTTATTAACTGTGTGGGTATTTTAAAACCAAAAATAAAAGAAGTTGGTAAAGAAAAAACTTTTATAATAAATTCAGGTTTTCCTAATTCATTAAATGAAATATGTGAAACGTATAATGCTCATTTTATTCAAATATGTTCTGACTGTGTATTCAAAGGTGATAAAGGTAATTATAGTGAATATAATAAAACAGATGCAACTGATGTATATGCATTATCTAAAAAATTAGTTAAAAGAGGTACAATAATTAGAACATCTTTTATTGGTCAATATAGTGGTCTACTAAAATGGCTCTTTGAAAATAAAGGTAAAGAAATTCAAGGTTACGATAACTGTATATGGAATGGGGTAACTGCTTTAGAGTTAGCTAAGTATATACAGAATATTATTTTAGATAATAGTTTTTGGAACGGTGTTAGACATTTACATAGTCCGGAAAAAATATCTAAATATAATTTATGTAAATTGATATCAAAAATATATTCTTTAAATATAATTGTAAAAAGAACATTAACAGATAGTATTGAAGGTCAAAAGGTTGATAAAGTTTTAGATAGATCTCTTGCAACTAAATTTGATTTAAATGTTAAACCGTTAGAAATACAATTAAATGAGCTTAAAGAATTCGATAGTAAATAGTCATAATGAATGGGATCAACTTGAAGAAGTAATCGTTGGTAATGGTTTTCCTACAGACCTACCATTACTTGATTATTCCTTTAAATTATTTTTTCATGAAAATTTATATAACGGTAAACATTATGAATTTGGTAATCAAACAATTAATAAAAAACATTGTGAAGAGCATTCAGAAGATCTTGAAAAATTTGTCGATCTATTAAAAACTTTAAATGTTATAGTTAAACGACCTAAAAAGCCAAATCGTATATGTAATGTAAAAACACCTGTATTTGATAGTACAATACACCCCGCTTTAAATGTAAGAGATATGGCTATGGTTGTAGGGGACACGATTATTGAATCACCACCGACATGTAGATATCGATATTTTGAAAATAATTTATTACATCATTTATTTTTAGACTATTTTAAAAAGGGTGGTAAGTGGTTACATGCTCCAAAACCTTTAATGACTGATAATAGTTTTGATTTATCCTGGATTGAAGAATCTACCGGAAGACAACACTATAATGATATAAAGCAAAAAGAAAATTACTACGATTGTGGTTATGAAATAATGTTTGATGCTGCTAATTGTATGAGATTAGGTAGTCATATATTAATGAATGTTGTTAATGAAAATCAAAGGTTAGGTGCACAATGGCTTCAGAATACTTTAGGTAATAAATATAAAATTTTAACTGCCCCGCTTGCAGATTCTCATATCGATTCTTCTTTTTTACCCCTTAAACCAGGTCTTGCTATAATAACAAAAGAGTTTATTAGAGATAAATTACCGAAAGAGTTACAAACATGGGATCTTGTCTATATACCTATGAGAGAGCGTAGTAAACAAGAAATAGATAAACAATGTATAAAACTTGCTTCACCTAGAATAGAATTAAACGTTTTTAGTATATCGAAAGAATTAATTGTATGTCATCCTCAATATGAAAAAGTTTTAAATTATAAACTTAGAAAATATAATATAGAAGCGATAGGTACACCTTTTAGACACTGCGAAATTTTTAGCGGCGCTCATCATTGCACTACTTTAGATATAAGGAGAAAAAGTAAATATGAAAACTATTTTGAATAACGCTATTACATGTTCAACTGATTATAACTACGTTAAATATCTGTATCCATTTTTAGATTCCTTAATCGAAGTTAAAGTTAAAGCAGATATTTTTGTTAGGGTAATAGATTTTACTAGTGAACAACTTCATGAAATAAAAACTAAATATAAAAATATTAATATTATTGAAGATAACCCATTAATTAGTAATAAAAAGACACTTTTAAAAACTAAGGAAAAAATTATATTGAATCATGTATATAAAATTAAGAACATTTTAGATGTTAGAAAAATTTTATATAGTCCAAGAAGTTTTTACACGTGTCATTCAAGATTTTTATCAATTAATGAACTTTTAAATAAGAATTATAATGTTTTATCGTTAGATGTAGATACCATAGCTCTTAAAAATTTCGATGACGTGTTTAATTTAAACCATGATCTACTGACTGTAAAGAGCGAGTCTAATAGTGATGTTTTTAGTAATGAAGGTTTTCTTTTATTTAAAAATACAAAAAATAATAAAACTTATATCGAGAAAATTATAAATTATATTTTTACGGAAAATAATTTTACTGATTGGGATGCTGACCATTACGCTTTACATAAATTTAAACCTAATAATATTGATATACACTTACTTGAGGAAACTTATAAAGATAGAAAACATTTAAATGATTCAATAATGTGGACCGGAGATGCAAACAACAAATATAACGAAAAATTTACATTACACTTGGAAAAATGAAAATATACCTGAAAAATATTTAAAAAATATTGATTCATGGAAAAAAAAATTACCTGGTTGGAATTTTATATTTTGGGATGATAAAAGTATTGATAGTTTATTAAAAAATGAAAAAATAAAATTTAAATCAAAAATTGAAAAGATTGATTATGCAAAATATTATATCATATATAATTTTGGAGGTTTATATATAGATATCGATGTTAAACTATATTCAAATATAGAAGAATTATTAATTAGTAATGATTGTATATTTTTCAAAGAAAAATTTGAAAAAGGCATAGAGTATTATGGACCTTTTTTATTATATGCTAATAAAAAAGAAACTCTTTATAAAGAACTACTACTATATATAAAAGCTATTAAAAAAATTGATAATATTAAAAATATAAAAACCCAGACAATTGAAGTATTATATAGTACAGGACCGCTAATGCTTAACAATTTTCTTAAGAATAAAAAAATTACTGGTTATGATGTTAATACTTTCAGTAAATATGGTAAACACTACCATGATGGTAATTGGTTTAATAAAACTACCTTAAAAGATGAATACATATAATATATTTGAAAAAAAATATTACCTTTATAAATAGATTATTATGGAAGAAAATAATATTACATTACTAACAGATCAATACAATGCTTTTCAAGAAGAAATTGAAAAGTTTAACGAAAAGGGTGTTGCAGCAGCTGGTACTAGAGCTAGAAAAGCTCTTCTAGAAATTGCAAAGCTTACAAAAGTTATTAGAAAAGAAATTCAGGATGTAAAGAATACAGGTAAAGCATAAATAATAATGTGATTAACTTTAAAACATTTTTTGAATCCAACAAACCTCTTGGTTTGATTGAAACTATAACTTTTAAAGAATTAGGTCCCATTGAAGCTAAAGTTGATAGCGGCAATGGGGCTTATAATGTTTTACATGGATTACCTGTAGAAGGTGATAAGTTCAACACTAATGTTGGTGAAGAAATACCATTTAAAACTGTTAATGATAAGATATTAACGAAACCTGTTGTTGAATTAATTAATATCAATATCGGTTCTGGTAATATTGAAACTAGACCAGTTGTAGAGTTTGATATTGAAATTGGTGATAAAAAATACCCAGCTACTAAATTCTCTATAGGTGATAGAAAAGAAAACGAGTATAAAATACTCGTTGGTAAAGATTTCATCGAACAACTTGGCGGTTTGATCGATGTAAGTGCTGAAGGTAACCTAGATTAATTATCTTAAACCTGTAGTTTCAAATACATCTCTTGCAACACCTGCTGAAAAGCCTCCTTCAACACCTTTAACTATAACTGATATAGCATTATGGCTATGAAGACTCTCATTATGAGAAGCTACAATCTTAAAGTCTTTAATACGAGATTCATTATTAAGCTTTTCATACATTAAACGTACTGCATCTTCTACAAACTTTAGATTTGAACCATTAAGTTCGGCAAATGCTTGCTCATCTTCTCTCTTAACCATAACTTGAGTTTCAGTTTGTAAAGCAGCTAAGCATAACTCTTGTATATCTTCCACCCATAACATATCATCAAACTTAACACTAACTCTTGCAACACTACGTTGACTATGAGGTACTGTAGCACGATTACGATACTTTTCAGCATGCTCACTTAATTCAAAACTACAAGGACATGCAGATGAATACACAAAATCAAAGTGAATATACTTCTTAAACTCACCATCTTTAGTAAGATCACCTTCAAATACTACATCATAATATTGATAACCTTCTAAACCACTACGTAAACTAGTTTGCTTAATAGGATATGAAATCTTAAGCATAATTCTCGAATCAAAGCATTTAAGATTTTCTCTATAAGACTCTAATACATCTTTAATATTATTAATACTAAATAGATCATCCTTATGGTCATAAAAACTTCTCATAATACGGGACATATTAATACCCTTCTTATGAGCTTCTAAACTAACACTACCAGTTACACTAGTTTCAAGATTAATAGTCTTACCATCTCTCTTCTTATAAGTAAGAGGTAACTTGAAGTTATGTATACCTACTTGTTGGATAGGTACTGCAGCACCTTGAATTAAACTTGATGGACCGTTTTGTAAATCAGGTAATGATGAAATATATTTTCTATCAGCTTTAACTTTATTATCATAAACTCTAATAGGAGGAAAATAACTCTTACTATATTCTTCACCCATTAGTTCTTTTGCAATAATATCCTTCTCACCGGTAAGTTCACTCTCACTTACATCATCACCTAACCATTCGTAACTTTTATTTTTTTCGGACATATATCTATTATACTATATAGATTAAATATTTCAATGACCGATAAAGAATTATTTGAAAAAACTGAAAAAGTTTTTAATCTTAATAAAAAAAATCCTATTATAGAAAATGTTTATAAAAAGGGTAATTTTAAACAAACTCTTTTAGAATGGAGACGAAGTAGTACATCGCCGATCCGTAGTAATTATGGTGATAATACTGTTAGTGCTGCGAAAGGGTTAGGTAGGGGTGCAACAAACGCAGCTCAGCTAGCTGGTCAGGGTATAGGAACAACAGCTAGAGGTGTAGCTAAAACAGCAGGTGCGGTAGGAAGAGGATTGGGTAAGTTTGGTAAGTTTTTAGATCGTATTACACCTGGTACTAATACTAATAGAAGAAACAAAGCTGAGACCAGAAAACAAGAAGCCCAAGCTAGGGCTGAACAACTAAAGAATATTCAAATGCAACAGCAAATGATGTTCGGTGGTGGTGAATCTAAACCAGGTCCAGGAGGTAAACCAGGTCCAGGAGGTAAACCAGGTCCAGGAGGTAAACCAGGTCCAGGAGGTAAACCAGGTCCAGGAGGTAAACCAGGTCCAGGAGGTAAACCAGGTGGCGGTGTAATAAAAGATCCTTTACCACCAAAATCTCCTGCAGGTAATAATTCAAGAGAAAATTTATCTTTATATTTTAATAATTGGATTAAGAAGTTAGGTACTGCATCGAATAAAGATGAACAAATTAAATTAACAAAAGAATTAGTTAATACTGTTGCAGATAGAGGTGATGATAATAATTCACAAGCAGCAATCAGTGTATTGCAAAGACATGGTCAAAATATTGATCCTAACGTAAGAAATGCAGCAATGCAAAGACTTAAAGATAGAGTTTATATGGAAAAGTCATTCTTTAATTGGTTTGAGAGCATATTAGCTGAGCATTGTATAACTTTATCAGAGATTGGTTTTAAAACAACGTTAAATGAAAGTTTTAAAAATCATGTTATACTAATACCAATAAATAAGACGTCATTCGTGGATATAGTAAAAAAATATAGATAATTATCTCGTCCCTTCCCTCTTATCTAAAGATATTATAAAATTATTTTTTTTGAAGTCAACTATTATTTTTAAAAAAGTTGATTTTTTATAAATTGTTATCATAATAATAATATGAGATATGTATCAACAAAGATTATACCGATGGGTAGTACAGCCTTTCGTCAGTGGAGAGCAGATAGTCATTGTAAGTTAATTCATGGTTATAGATTGCAATGTAAGTTATGGTTTACAGCAGATCAATTAGATGATAAGAATTGGATTTATGATTTCGGTGGTTGTAGAGAAATTAAAAAACTTTTAGAAAATCAATTCGATCATACAACTGTAGTAGCTGCTGATGATCCAGAATTAAATACATTTAAGTTGATGTCTGATAAGGGCATGATTGATTTACGTATTGCTGAAAAAGGTGTAGGTATTGAAAGAACTGCTGAATGGGTTTATGAGACAACTAATAAATTTGTAACTGAACAAACTAATAACCGTGTAAGAGTTATTAAAGTAGAGGTCTGGGAGCATGAAGGGAATAGTGCAATTTATGAAGAGAGTCTCGGTGATATTACGCTACAGATTCAAGATAATACAGAGAAAGAAAATGTAACTGCAGTTGTAGAAAATACAGTTACTGAAATTCCTCAAGATAAACCAGTAAAAGAACAAACTTATGCAGCACCTTTACATAATAAAGTAACGCAAGGTTTAGGTAATCCATTTGAAGGTACGTCGTGGGGTTAGGAGATATATATCAAAACAATATAAATAAAAATCCAATTAATCAAGCGGGTATATCTAGTGGTATACCCGCTACCCGTGAACGAGATCCTCAACAAGTAAAACTTGAACAGGATGTATTTGCAAAAATGCGATCAGTTATACCGCAACCAAAAAAGGAAGATGTAAATTCTCCGATAGTAAATGTACAACCAATCGGTTTAGAACAAGCTTTAAAAGAACTTTTAAATGGTGTTGAGTCTCTCGACGATAAATCTTAATATCTCACTTCTGACAATATCTTCTTCGTTAAATTTAAAAGTAGTTATACCATTTTCATCGCAAACAGGATCATCAAATGCTTTGAATATATTCATGAAACCGCTTTTTTCACCAATATCAGCTTGATATGTATCACCTACAACAAGATATTTACTATTTTCACCAAATCTAGTTAAAATAGTGGTTAACTCTGATTTAGTCATATTTTGAGCTTCATCTATAATAACGCAAGCATTTTTAAATGTTAAACCTCTAGTAAAATTAACAGGTATACATTTAATATAACCTTTATTCATTAAGTTTGAACCTGCTCCTGCTGTAGTTATCTCTTCAAGTTTATCTACTAAAGGCATTGACCATGGAGCGAATTTTTCTTCTAACTCACCTGGTAACGCACCCATACTACGTGAAGCACTTTCAACAATAGATCTAATATAGATAATATTATCTATTTGTTTTCTGTTTAGCATTTTTAATGCAGTTAATACTGTGAGGTAGGTTTTAGCTGTACCAGCTGGTCCGTCAATCATACACATTCGCGTATCTTGCTGCAATGCTTTCACTAAAAATTCTACCTGATTCGGTGTTAATTTGTAGTCTTCGTTAATTTTGAAGTCGAGATCCCAGTTTTTTTCACTGTTAATATCGACTGTATTTTTAAGAGCAACATCATCTGATGACACTTGTCTCTTAACCGCTTTTACTCTTTTACGAGTAGGTGTTTTTTTCGGCATACAAATATTTATATATTTATACCGGTGTAAAATACCTGGAATTTTTAATGTAATTTTGATTAAATATAATACTCAAGCTTGATAATTATAGGGAACTATGTTATAATATAGCATATGAGTAACGATATTTTATCTTTAAGTAATGATCATGTATTTTATACCGTAGAAGGTGAAGGTAAGTACATTGGTTGGCCGTCTGTTTTTATGAGAATGGCTATGTGTAATTTAACATGTCAAGGATTTGCTTCTCCTGATTCACCTCACGGTTGTGACTCTTTTGTATCATGGTCTGTAAAGAATAGATATACTTTTGATGAACTTAATAATTTTTATGCTAATAATGGGTATGATAAAGAATTAAAAAGAGGAGCTATTCTTAAGATTACAGGTGGTGAACCTCTCTTACAGCAAAAAAGACTTCTTATGTGGTTAGAGACGTTTGTTGAAAGATTTGGATTCAAACCTCGTATCGATTTTGAATCTAATAGTACTTTAAAGCCTAAAGATGAATGGTATGATTTATATGATGCGACATTTACCTTATCTCCTAAGATGAGTAATAACGGTGACCCTGAAGACCGTCGATACAAACCAGATGTAATTGCTCATCATAATGAAAAGGGAGAATGTTTTAAGTTTGTTATTGATTCAGAAGATGATGAAAAGGAATTGTTTGAAAAATATATTGATAACGGGTTAGTAAACCCGGAAAATGTTTGGTTGATGCCTTGTTGTGGTAGTAGAGATGAGCATACTGCGAAATCTGCTATGGTAGCTGAGTTGTGCAAAAAACATAATTTTAAATTCAGTCCACGTCTACAATTAGTCATCTGGGATCTAGCGTTGCGAGTATAATTTATGAGTCAATTAATATGTAACCTACCGAACACGAAAGTGTATGTTAGAAAAGAATATCTCAGAGATGGTAAAGATGGACATGGTGAATTTGTAGAAGGTCATTGGGTAACTGCTAAAAGTATTCCTGGTAGAGCCTTTTACTTTGAAACCTTTTTACCAGAATACGGTGCAGTGTATGATAAACTACCTATTACTGCTTTTGTATCGTCACCTGAGACACCAACACCTGATTACGATTTACCTAATCTACAGTTTTGGAATTGTATGGATTATGGAGTTACTTGTATATACAAACAATTCATCGGTAGTATGGACTTTGAAGTATTTACAAGGACGCACGATATTGTAAAAGGTACTTATATGTTTACTTTAGATAACTATCATGTAAATACTGATCAACCTGATTATTCAACAGCAGAAGTACCTGCAGAACATAAATCATTTAATATTATTGAATTAGAAAACGGACAATATGCATTATACCCTAATAATAGGATGAGAGTTTATGATAACTCTTTAACCCCTCAAACTCCTAAAACTCCTGACTTCATGGTTAGTACAGAATTTTATCAAGTTGAAAATGGTTACGAATATCGTTTAGGAGATACTGATGAATATTTCTGGAAAACTAAAGATAAAGGAATTAAATAAATATCTATGGAAATATTATTATATATCGTTGTTTTTGTAGCAGGTATCGTTACCGGTGCTTTAGTTACACGTAACAACTTGGAAGAAGTTAACAAAGTGGTTGAAGATGCAAAAGAGTTAGCTGCTAAAGCAGAAGCAGAACTTGCAGAGTTTAAAGCTAAGCAAAAGAAGCCTCCGGTTAAAAGAGGTAGAAAACCTGCTGCTAAAAAATAATCACTTTTTCACCCCTTAGATTGTCTCTTAGAGCATCTAAGCCCCCTACTAGCTGCGGTTAGTAGGGTTTTTCTTTCTCTGTTATAAGTTCTTTTTTATTTTTATCTATAATATGACGTTCTTGAATTAATATTTTTAATTTCATATCCAGTCTTATCATATCATTATCTAGAGCTTGTATTTGTTTTTTAAGTTTACCTAAAGAAGCTCCAGCTTTATCTAGAGAAGGGTTAACTTGTTTAGTTACCCATTTCCAAATATACCAAATAAATGAACCTAAACCTATTAAAGCAATAACAGGGAATCCAAATTTAGTTATAATATCAGCCCAATGTGAAAATTCGTAACCGCTCATAATTAATCGTCTCTACAATCTTCTTTACCTTCGCTCGCTGCAATGCGATCAAGATTTGGTTCAACATTAAATGCACTAGAAAAAAGAGCGTCAATTTTCACAATATCATTATTCATCACATCAACTTTATTTTCTAAAGATAATAAAGCGTTACCTAAACCTGAAATTCTATCGTTTACTTGCGCTAAAATAAACTTAAGAATTATAAATAAAAACCAACCAATAGCTAATGCAGCTGTAATAGGTAACCCAACTTTTTCAATAAATGTCAATATATCGCCTATCATCTCTTACCTCCTGGTGTAAAGTAGAAACCAATTATCGCTCCCAAAGTGGCGATTGAGACCAAAGCAATGTGCCCCGTTGTAATTGAGGTGGTAATGTCTGCTCCTGAGGGGAAAGAAACCAATCCCCAGAGGATTTTGAACGACTCTTTGTTTTCGGGAGGGGTAAAGGTAACGAGCTCGACTCCTGGCCAGAGAGTGCAGAGGACTGAGATGACGAAAAAGTTACACATCCCGATAAGAGCAATGAGCCTGCGAGTACCCCTGGTAAAAGCAGATGTATCTTTATCCATCTCACCGAAAACAGCTTTTTGAAATTCGAGATCTGCTTTTTGCATTTGCATATCTCTAATAAGCTCTCTTTTAGCTTTAGCGTCTTTAGCGTCTGATATACCTGCGAAGAGACCACCGACAATCTTGAGCATCGAGCCCATACCCGTTGCACCGAGCGTTGTAAGTAACATTGTAATAAGTCCAAACATGTCATAAATATTTATAAATACTTATATGTCTCCATCTAATTTTACTAAAGAAAGCGAACGTTCAGCGAATGATTCGTGTATTTCAGCGAAAACTATAGCAATTTACATGGGTAAATTATTACTCCTACAGAATAAAGACGGTACGTATGAATTACCAGGTGGTCATATCAAAGTAGGAGAGGATATATTAACTGGCGCGAAGCGTGAATTTAAAGAAGAGACCGGGGTAGATATGGTACCGGTACGTATTCTCAGCAAAAAACCGAAAAGAGTAATTTTTTACACTAAACTTAAATCGAGATTTATAAAATTAAGTCACGAACATGTAGGCTTTAGGTTCGTTGATATAAATATGGTATATAGCTTGAGACTAAGTAAAAAAGCTTACAAAGACTTACTCCTTTTTAAAAAATGAATTCATTTATACAATTTTTTTCAGAAAACTATGCCGATGGTAAAAAGAAGGGTAAGAGCAGACCGGGCAGAGTTAAGAGGTCAGGTGCTAGTTGTAAGGGGTCAGTAACTGAACTTCGTAAAAAAGCTAAAAAATACAGCGGCGAAAAAGGAAAAATGTATCAGTGGTGTCTTAACATGAAAGCTGGAAAGAAATGAACTACGATAAATTAGCAGATTTAATTCTAGAAGAGGTAGGCGGTTATAAGCCAGTAAAGCTACCATACGCGTTTAATGCGTTAGAACCTTATATAGATGAGGAGACAATGAAGCTCCACTATAATAAGCATTATAAGGGTTATGTAAAAAAGTTAAATAATGCTATTGGTGTATCACAGCCCCCTTTAGAAGAATTAATTAAAAAGGCTGGTAATAAAAAAGCCGCTGTTCGTAATAATGCAGGAGGAGCTTATAATCATCAACTTTTCTGGAATATGATGACTCCAGATAAAAAAACAATATCCGGTGAAGTAAAAGATGCCATCGAGAAAAAGTATAAAACAGTAGAGAACTTCTATAAAGAATTTACAGAACAAGCTAAATCACACTTCGGTTCAGGGTGGGTATGGCTTATCAAGAAAGGCAATACATTAAAAATCATACAAACAGATAATCAAGATAACCCGCTTATGTTTGATGACGGCACTCCTATTTTAGGAATTGATGTATGGGAGCATGCATATTATAAGAAGTACGGACCGGATCGAGAGAAGTATATTAAGCAATTTTTGAAGATAGTGAATTGGGATTATTGTAATCTTCAATTAATGCAATAATTTCATTCTTCATATAGTTAACTCTAATTGGGTAAAACTTATTTTCTTTATCTTTATAGAATATTACACATCCTGTACATTTTTTACCTGAACTCTTTTCATGCAAATAAGCATATAACGATAATTGTAAGCCGTATGTATTAAACTCACATACACTTAAATGATCCATTGGTTTAAGCATAAACTCATTATAAGGAGAGAAGAAATTAAACGCTTTATTAGTTTTAAAATCTCCAATCATAAAATGGGTTTTGTTTTCATAAATTAAATCTGCTGTACCTGCAATAAAATTATCTAAATCATGTAGTTTTTCTTCACATAATAAAGTAGGAAACTTCTTAAAGATATGTTTCCACTTATTAAACGAAGAATATAAAGATTCATGCTCTTCCTCTTGAACCCCTTCAGTTAAATAGTCTTCCATGACTTTATGAATACTAGTACCGTAATCGCAAGCTCTATTCTTTTCCTTTTCCCACATATCTAATACAAAATCGACATCTAAACCTTCTCTATTAGCTACTCGAGTTGCATTTTCCATTTTATCAAATGGTTTCTTATACTTACCTATTAGAGTAGTTGCCGATATTAATTCTCTACCAGTCTTACTACATTTATAAGTATGAGACTTTTCATCAAACGTTATCATATATTAATTATAGTATAGAGACTTGATATATCAAATTTTTATTATAAAATAATAGTATATGAGAATTGCAATCTGTGGTACAGCAAATGTTGGTAAAAGTACGTTAATACAAGACTTCTTACAGGAGTGGGATATGTATGGGCGTGAAGTAAAGACGTATAGAGATATTTTAAATGAAAAAAGTTTACCTCATAGTAAAAAAACGACAAAAGAATCACAGAAAGCAATCCTCGACTATATGGTAGATACCTTGAAGGAATTTAAAAAGGGTGATAAAGTTATTTTTGATAGATGTCCTTTAGATAACTTAGTTTATTCAATGTGGGCTATGAGTCAAGAAGATAGTGATATCGATGAAGATTTTATTGATGAATGTATACCTATTGTTAGAGAAGCATTAACAAACTTAGATATTATCTTTTTTATACCTATAACTAAATTTAATAAAATTGATATTGAAGAAGATGGTTTTAGAGAAACTGATAAACAATATATTCAAGAAATAGATAGCTTTTTTAAAGTATTGCAAAGACACTATCATGAACATCCTCAGGATAACCCGTTTTTTCCAAGAGACGATTCACCAGCATTAATTGAAATATTTGGTTCTAAAGAAGAACGTGTGGGTATGATTAAATTATATATTGATGCTGAAGGAGATTTAATCGGCGGCGACGGTAAGTCGGACATTTTTAACCTAGAAAGCTTAGATATGATGGAAAAGCTGCTTGAATCTCAAGACCTTTCAAAGAAGGATGAAGATGAATTTAAAGAGCAGCTAGAAAAGATCAAAGAAATGAATGATCTAACTAAGTAACTGCAGAGAGTAAAAAGTAAAACGTTCTTAGTTGACCACCTTGCATAATATCAATAGGTAATACTCTAGTATCGAAAGCTGAATTTTCCTGACTTGTAGTATCATTACTAAGTATATTAGGTCCATCGCCTAACGTATTTTCCTTTACAAAGAATGTTTCACTAATAATACTACTAATTGAATCAATATCGGTAGCATTAGCTGAAATAGTAGGGGCAAAAGTTGTATTTTCTAAACCAACGACAAAATTTTCAAATTTTAATGTATTTGTTGCGTTAGTAGTTTGAACTAATAATAAATCATTATTATTAATTTCTGTTACCTGGGGTAATTGTTTTATACTAAATTCGGTGCTTGACATATTAATTATTTATTATAATATATATATAATGTCAAAGATTGGAATAGGTATTGTAACGTGTAATAGAAATAGCTTTTTTACTAATTGTATTAATAGTATACAAAAAGAATGGTATGATGAATTAATTGTGGTAAATGACGGCGATTTACCAATCAAATATTCTGCTAATAAAAATATAATTATTAATAATAAAAAGAACTTAGGGGTATGTAAAAGTAAAAATATTTTATTTAAAGAATTATTGGCAAAAAAATGTGATTATATTTTTATTGTAGAAGATGATATGCACTTTAAAGATAATGCATTCCAAGCTTATATTGATGCACATAAAAAAACTGGTATTCACCATATGATGTTTGCATATCATGGACCTGCTAATAAAGGTAACATTAGTAAAGGTAAACCAAAACCTCGTATAGTTATTGATTACGGTGACACGAAGATTGCTTTAAATCAAGGGTGTGTAGGCGCTGTTTGCTTTTATACTAAAGAATGTTTGAATAATGTTGGTTTATTTGATGAAGATTTTGATAAAAATAATTTTGAACATGTTGAACATTCTTATAGATTAGCAAAAGCTGAATATAGTACACCTTATTGGTGGTGGTCAGATATTGCTAATAGTTTAGATTATATTGAAGAACAAGCTTGTAGTGAAGATAATTCATCTATAAGAAGAGGTAATGAATGGCAACAAAAAATTATGGAAAGTGCTCAAATATTTAAAAATAAACACGGTTACATGCCTGCTTGGCAAGGTTGTGTACCAGACACTAGCGTAGCAGAAATTAAACAACTATTAAAAAAACTAAAAAATGAAAGCTGATATAATTTTTCTATCAAATACTGTTAATATTGAACAGTATGGTAATACACAACGGGCTATTAATACATTACGTATGTCGCAATCTGGCTATCAGACTTCTTGTATCGATTTTAATATTATAATAGTTGAGAGCAATTCAAAATATCAAAATGAAGGTTTTTGGTACCATGATTGTAAAGTGATAACTAAAGATGAAGAATTTAATTATAATAAATTTCTAAATTATGGCTTGAAAGAATGTAAGAGTGATTGGATTATTATCGCAAATAATGATGTTATTTTTACCCAAAACTGGTTTAGTAAAATAATTGATTTTAATAATGAAAACCCGGGTTATGGTATGTTTTGCCCATATGAACCTAATTGGCATAAAGCTAAAGAAAAACTTTCAGCTCAATCAGGTCAAATAATTGACGGTAAAAAAGATTTTTATGAAGGTTATAGAACATCTTTTGAAATTACAGGATGGTGCTTAGTATTAAAACGCGAAACTATTGATAAATGTGAATTATTCGATGAAAGGTTCAAATTTTGGTATCAAGATAACGATCTTTCATTTACACTACAAGATAAAAATATTAAAAATGTATTAATAACTAACTCAAAGGTATATCATATGGTGAGCCAGTCTTACAGTACTATTCCAGATGGTAAAAAACGCGATATGATGGAAGACCAAATTAAAACTTTTCATAAAAAATGGAATAAGTGATGAACGGTAAATTAATTAGTAAATATAGTCCCGATAACGATAAAAAATTTCATATTGTAGCTCCTACATTTAAAGGCGGTACAAAACTTGAAGTTTTTATAAATTGTTTTCTCTCTCAAACATGTAATGAATATCACATTACTTTAGTGTCTGATGGTCCTGAACCAGAAACTGAAAAACAATTATTAAAATATTTTAATCATAAAAACTTTTCTTATTATTGTCTCGATACAAGATATAATGACTTCGGTCATACTCCAAGAGAATTTGGTTTATTACAGTCAGATTGTAAATATACTATTATGACTGGTTTTGATAATTATTATGTACCTATTTTTATTGAACAATTTGATAACGCTGATAAAAAAACTGAAAATACTGGTTTTATATTTTGTGATTTTGTTTTAGATCATGTGAGAGAAGGAAAACGATATAATAAGTATTTTAACGCGGAAATGAAAAGTAGTTGCATCGATATCGGCTGTTTTGCGACCTTAACAACATTAGCAAAAAAAATAGGATTTAAATTTAGAAGTTTCGCCGCGGATTGGGAGTTTGTGGAAGCAGCAATACCTGAATTAAAAAATCTAAAACTTACTATTTTAAAAATACCTCAAACCTTATACGTCCATAATTAATGAATATAACAATATATACAATTACATATAATGAAGAAAAGATGTTACCGTTTTTTCTTGACCACTACAGTAAATTTGCTTCTAAGATAGTTATTTATGATAACGAATCTACTGATAATACAGTTAAAATAGCTAAAGAACATCCGTTGGTTAAAAACATATATAGTGTTAAAACTGGTAATTCCCTAGACGATAGTATGTATGTTAAAATAAAAAATTCATGCTGGAAGGATGATACTAGTGATTACGTAATGCTTGTAGATACAGATGAATTAATATATCATGAGGATGATATTGTTAAGTATTTAGAAAATACTGATCACCTGGTTCATAGACCTACAGGTTATAACATGATTAGTGAAAAATTTCCTAAAAGTGGTATTAGTATAACAGAACAAATTAAACGAGGAGTATATGATAAATTTTATTGCAAGCCAGTAATTTTTAATCCAAATTTAATTAAAAGGACGGACTTTGAACTCGGTATACATAATGGAAGATTTTATGATGAAACAGGTAATGTAAATCCTGCAGAAAGTGAATTAAACATGCTTCATTACAAAAATTTAGGATTTAAATATAGAGAAGATAGGCATAAAATGTTTGCTAAAAGAATGAGTAATTTTAATCAAAAAACCGGTGCAGGTATACATTATACATGGGATAAAAAAACTCAAAAAGATGAATTTGATGATATATTAGCAAGGAGTGCAAAAATAATTTAATATGGAAAATATAAAAGCACATAATGTTAACTTTAACTTTAAAAGTAAAAAAAATTTAAAGTTACCTGCGTTTAGATGGTTTATTAATTTATTTAAACAAGAAAAATGGGAGGTCTTTTTATCATTTCATTATGATTGGTGGAATAATAAAAATATTGACAATTTTAAAAATATTTTTAAAAAATGTAGAAATATATATATATCCGATAATGATAAAAATATACAACCAGGTCAACTGGTAGATTATATTAAAAAACATCCTTTTTGCTCAATATATATGAATTTTTAAGTAATGGATAATATTTCAGTAACATTAACCCACTATAAACGATTAGATCTCTTAAAAAAAACTTTTAATTCTTTTATATCTACTAACAGGTACCCAATCGATGAATTTATAATTATCGATGATTCTGGTGATGAAAGTTATAGTAATGAAATAAAAAAATTATACGGTAAAATGTGTGATATTATAGTAAATAAAGAAAATATTGGTCAAAGAAAATCCTTAAATAAACTATTTGCAAAATGTAAAAATGAATATATTTTTCATTTAGAAGAAGATTGGCTTTTTGATAATAGTTCCACATCTTACATAGAAGATTCATTATCAATTTTAAAAAAACATAAAGATATATATCAAGTACATGTTAGACATCAAAGTGACGACCCACATACAACTATCGGAGATTTAAATTATAGTGATAATGTAGGTTATAAATTTTTAGATAATAACTGGAGAGGTTGTTGGACTGGTTTTAGTTTTAATCCAGGATTGAGACGTAAATCTGATATTCAAAAAATGTTTCCTAACGGTTTTGCAGAATTTAAAGATGAAATGCAAGCATCAACACATACAAAAAAATTTAATTATAAAGCAGTTCGTTTAGAAAATACTGCATGCAAACATATCGGTTGGGATAACCCTACCCAACGAGGAGGTAAAGGATTTTAATGCATAACTTAATAATAGGAGAAACATGTCTATTATCATACCAACTACGTAGATTAAACATAACTGAAGGTAAAAATGAACTATTTGATAATATGTTAGCTACTATTGACGGTGTTTATGACTTGATAGATGACGATTTTAATAATATTTTAAATGAAGAATATCTTGAATTTATGAATTATATGTATTACCCTAATCATAATATTAGTCATTCTAAATGGGTAAATAAAAAATATTCAATTGATAGAGATAATATTTTTTCTTGGCCAGTTTTTTCTTTCTTTCATTATGATGCTTTTAATCAAGAACAAAAAGATTCCATAATACGTAAAACGTTAAGATTAAAAAATAAACTAGAAGATGATGAAAATGTAAATTTATTTTATTATTATAGAGAAGGTAAGAATTATAACCTAAAAAAAATTATAGAAAAGTGTAATAGTTTTAAAAAATTCATAACTAAAAAATACAATAAACCTTTTAATATTATATTAATAACTAAAGACAGTGGTGGTAAAAATATTTTATATAAAAAAATAGACGATATATACCATTTTAATTTTACATCTCCTCACTCGTGGGTGGGGATTGATGATAATTGGGATGCTCATCATGATAATAATCTATTTGACACTTTTAAAGAAGAAATATTCAAAAGAAATATCTTGATAAATTAATATAATAATCTATAATTAATGTATGATTATTAAGAATCTTAACTATGATGGTGATTTAATTCATAAACGTTTTGCATATAACTTCTTTCGTAAGAAAACTCTACCTATTGGAAATATTATAGCTTTTAGAGGTTATATGAATGTCGATATCGATGGTATGATCGATCAAGAAGATGTACTTCAAAACGATTATATTGCAAGTGATGATGCTATTAACTTCTGTTGGGAGATTCCTAACTTGGATAAATTTGGTGCTGTAGCGTATCAGCGACTTTTAAATACTCAGATTGCTAATATTTTATCTTCTAAGTATATTAAGAAGCCTATTGAAGTAGATGGTGATGATCTAATGGTACATGATGAGTTTGAAGGTAGTGATGGCAGCTTACAAACCGTTGGTAAATGTAGCGTGAGTATTACTTATTCAAAGGATAATGTTGCTATTGGTCATACTGGTATTAATGTAAATGCTGGTCCTAAAGCTCCTAATTTTGCTTATAGTACAAAACTAACTGATGAGCAAGCTCAGGAGTTTATGCAGGATGTAATTGATTTATTTTATGCTATAAATGATGATATGTTTATTGCTACAACTAAAATTAATCTATAATGGAAGAAATAGAAAATAAAATTAAAGTCGTTGTTGAAATGTTACACAGTGATGTAGCTTGGGAGTATCAAAGATTTAAATCTCATAACGAAGAAAAGTCAATAAACTCTTTTGTAAGTCGAGAAGCAGCGTTATCTGTAGCTAAAAAAATGATATTAGAACAGCTCGATAGACTATGACAATATTTCAATACTTAAATAGTATTCTATTTAGTAAGAAGAAGATAGATATGAATTGTGATGATGAGTCGCAATTCAATTTATTTATGGTTAATAGATGGACGAGTATGTATTCAAAAGAGATGAATGAATACGTTAACGAAACCACTAATAAATATTGGAATTTGTTTGATGATAAAATATCTCAGTTTAATTATGTTTACTCTGTTTTCCCTAGATTAAAATTCAAAAAACTAAATTATTTGAAAAAAATAAAAAAGGAAAAAAAGACTAAAGAAGAGATACAATTGATACCTGAATTTTATAGTCAGAAAGAATATAAACAACTTGTTGAATTAGAAAATTTTATAAGTAAATAGTTATATGGCAGAAGCAAACATTGACGTACTCGCTCCGAAAAGAAGTTTAATCGACTTAGTCGACTCGCATAATAATTCCTTAGACGGTTTAATTGATCAAGATTACGAACTCGGTTTCCTATTCGATGATATCATTTTAGTTGAATTTATCGACGAAGTATCTGATGGTCAAGGAGATGCTGTAATGAGAGGAGGGGTTTATATTCCAACTAATTCAGTTCAAAGAGCATGGAGAAAAGGAAAGGTAATTCTCGCTGGACCGGAATGTAAGTACGTTAAAAAAGGTGAGATAGTCATATTTCCAAATAATCTAGGTGTTGGTATCGGTAACGCTGATATATCAGGTCACGGTTTACTTAAGAAAGGTATTTTCCTAAACGAAAATAGGTTGTTTGGTATAGCTAAAAAGAAAGATGAAAACAAATCTGACGAGTCTTAGAAACACTTTACAAGGTAATGTATGTGAAATAATTTTCGAGAAAAGAAGACCGAAGCCAGGTGATAGTTCTCAGAGAAGAATGCTATGTACCCTTGACGAAAGTTTACTTAATAGTGTTAATGGTAGAACTACATTAAATTATAAACCACCATCTGGTCCTCCAAAGTATAATCCGATAAGTAAGAATCTCTTACCTGTATGGGATATTATGATGCAAGGGTGGAGAATGGTGAGCATGGATAGTTGTGAAATAATTAATACTATACCTGAAAATGAATTTTTTGAATATTTTAATGAAAATATTTATCCAATGTCCGCGGATGAAAAGAGAAGGTATATGGGTACATGAAGTTTGAAAATATAGAAAAAGATTTAACGGGTCTATTACTCCGTGATATTGTTATATACGTTAAACCTGAAAAGCCAATAAAAAAGGGTAAATTGAAACTTTTTAAAGTGAAAGAGTTTTACTTTAATTTGTTTCTAGAAAATGAAAAAGGTGATTTAAAATCATATGAAATACCGTTTCCATTTGAGAATAGTGTTGGTCATAAACATTTAATTTTTGATTATAGAATTGAAAAGTTTGCAAAAAATAATGAGTTTGTAAATTTTAAAACTAAAGTGTTGAATAGTAATAAGAAGAGTAAATTATATAATAACATAGTTGTTTTATCAGCTGTTTGATATATAATTGGCTATATGCTGAGCCGATATCTTAATAAATTCCCTGACGGTTATAATCCAAGTACGCAGCAAGTTAATATAATTAAAAAGATTGAACACGCGTTTAGTAAGGGTCATAAATTTGTAATATGTAGTGCACCTACCGGGAGTGGTAAGAGTTTTATATCGAAAACCCTTGCTAATGTATCGAATGAATCTACCGGTATATTTAAAGAATTAATTAATAGTTATGATGCGTTTAAAATGGATAACGTTGGCAATTATACTAATGAACCTGAATGTCTCGATGAACCATCCAGTGGTGCATTCGCATTAACTATAACTAAATCATTACAAGATCAGTACTTAGAGTTATTCGACGATAGCATAGTAATGAAAGGTAAGAGTAATTATATGAGTACTCTAAACCCTGATATTGATGTTGAAATGGAGACATCTGTCATGCCTCGTAAGGTATTAGATGAACATAGAAAAGCTCATAAGTGTAATTACCATAATGACCGAAATCGAGGATTGGTTGATAAGTTTGGGGTATTAAATTATAAGATGTTTTTAGCCTTACCTGGGCATGTAAAACGTAAAAACTTTATTATATGCGACGAAGCATCTGAACTTGAAGATGAAATAGTAAAACAATACTCAGTCTTTATTGACCCTGATCGATTAAAGTTATTAGGTGTTAAGGTACCGAGTTTATATTCCGAAAAACAAGATGCTATATATAAATGGATATGTTCTTGTATATTAGAAATTAGTGAGTATATTAATACATTAATTAATAAAGGTAATAATAAGAATATACAACTTAGTAATAGTGAAAATATTAAGTTAAGTTATTTAAAAAATCTTCATAGGAGTTTGAATCTAATAACTGAAACATGGGAAGAGTGTGAGTATGTTGTGCAACGAGATGGTAAGACAGCTAGAGTAATGCCGTTAAAGGTAGATGTATTGTCCAAGTATATCTTTAAGTATGCAGATAATGTACTATTAATGTCTGCAACTATTATCGATCATAAGCATTTTGCTAAGAGCTTAGGTATAAAAGAATATGAATATGTGGAGTCTGATAGTACTTTCGACCCTCAAAAGGCTCCGATCTATATCAATACTAAGCAAAAGATTAATCACTATAATCTTAAAAAGACTCTACCTAAGATTGTAAAGCAGATAGAAGAGATATGTAACCAGCATGAATTTGAAAAAGGTATTATACATACCCATACTGGATTTATTGCTTCATATTTACAAAACAATTTAAAGAGTAGACGCTTTCTATATAGAGATAAGGAAACAAGAAATGAAGAAATATTAAGAGAGCATTCAAAAAGTAAGAACCCGACTGTGTTGGTAAGCCCATCTTTAGGTTTAGGGATTGACTTGAAAGATGATCTAGCTAGATTTCAAATAGTAATTAAAGCTCCTTACTTACCGTTAGGTGATAATAGAATTAAGAAGTTATTTGAATTAGATAAACAGTGGTATTCTAATAAGATGTTAAGTAACGTTGTACAGCAATGTGGTAGAGGTATACGAAGTAAGCAAGACCACTGCAAGACTTATATTTTGGATGCAGGTGTATATGAAGCTATCATTCGAAATAAGAACAAATTGCCTAAATACTTTATAGAAAGATTTGTTTAATAATAAATAATAATATGAATAATTTAGACTCCCAGTTAATATTTGAAGCTTATAATGAAGAGGTTATTGATGAAGGTTTAAAAGATGTAGCCAAGAAAGCAGCTCAATATGGAGCAATAGGTGCAGCAGCAGCTCAAAGTGCTTTAGGTAGCCCTCCAGCCAAAGCAGCTTCAGCAGCCGAGCCACCAGCAATGACCCAAACTGCTAAAGCTCAAGGGTCAGATTCTTTTGAACAGCTCATACAAAAAATGAATCAAGATGCTGATCAGAGTGCTGCAAAAAGCTTAGAAAAAATTAAAGAGTTATCAGCTGGATTGAATAAAATGCAAGCTGATTTTGAAGCGCTTTCTAAAGATATGGGTGACCCGGTTGCTCAACTCAAAGCTTTAGAGTTACAACATAAAATGGAGATAGCAAAACAAGATTACCAAGCTAAACAGCATGAAATTGAATCAAATAAAGTGTATAAAATGGGTCAAGATAAGAAGATATCTGTTGAACAAATGGATAAAATGTTAAATGATTTAGATAAAAAATATGGTTTTGATATTGATATTGAAAAGGCAAGACAACTCTTTCAATAATGCAAACTTTTAAACAGTATGTTATTGAAGAAGGTAAACTCGGTAAGTTAGCTGCAGTAGGTGCTTTAGCTGCTAGCTCTGCATTTGGTAATTTCGTAAATGATTGGTCAAAACATTATCAGACGAGTCTAGACCCTGCAAAGGAAGCAAGAGCAACTGCAGTTTTAAAACAAGGCTTTAAAGTCCCGCAAGATGCTATAAACCCTATAAAAGTAGCATCATACATATTTGATGGTGATGGTGGTCATAGTGCCGAAGAACTAACCGAATATCTTGAAAAAACTGGAGCAGTAGAATCTGCATATGGTACAAAAGTTCAAGGAGGTGGAGGACCTGCTAGAAGCTATTGGCAAGTTGAACCAAAAACAGCAATGGATTTAGTTAAAAATTCATCAGCATACTTCGGTCCTAAGTTTGCTAAAACATTTGGTGAAAACGCTTTGAAATATCTTCAAGGTTTAAATGAGCAGGAAATGTCAGACCTATTATTAGAAAGAGATGATTTAGCTGCTACGATGGCTGCTGCTGTTTGGATCCGCTCTTCTTGGTAGGTAGTTTAAACTTTAAAGTTTTTTGTTTACCACCCGGCTGACCTTTAAATCCGGAAATAGCTTTTGTACTATGTGGGTCGTTTAATTGAGGGTTAACTGTACCATATTTACCTTTAGGTTTTACCTTTACTGGTCTTTTTGTATCAGTTGGAGCAGTAAAATCTTCTAATATATTATCCACTAAGGTATTGAAATCCATATAATTATTTATATAATATAGTATGGTTAAATCCTTAAAGGTTAAATGTATAGTTACAGGTAAAGAAAGTTTATTTTCAGGTGATTATTTAAAAAAGAAAATAGAAGAGTATAATGATGTAGAAAATTTACAAAAACTATATATTAGTAGAGATGTAAAGACACTATTTAAAAGAGGTTATGGTGTACCTGAAATTAAAAATATATTAAATGTTTCAGATGACATCGAATACCCCGAGGAATCAATTATTGCGGAGTTAGAGGAAAAGTTCAGAAGCAACAGTTTAAAGATTCCTACGATAAATGAAAATTTATCATCATTTACTTATAATAAATCTGATCCTGAAGTTGAATATTTCATAAATAATTATATAATTAAGATATGAATTTAGTACCAAGAATAGAAGGAAGTAAGTTAATTATCTTTAATGCAGATAATGGTTCAATCGAAGCAACTGCAGAGTTACCAGGTGGTTATAATTATAGTGGACCTATTGTAAGCGGCGACACTATTACAGTATCTCTTAACCCAATAAATGGTGGTTCAGATAAAATTAGAGTATATAGTGCAAAAAATGCATCACTCCAAAGAGAAATTAATTTATAATGATTGATATATCCTTAATTGAAACACCGGTATCTATGGACGGGTTCTCATACGAGATACCATTACAACCTTCTATATTTCTAGGTTTTATTATTAAGAATGAATATGATAATAAACGATTAAAAATAAACGATGATTATAATCCAAAAAGATTTATACGAATTTATAAACAAAATGGTGAATCTAAAATGTTACCTTTATATGGTATATGCATTGAGTTAAATGAGTTAGGTAAAAATATAGCAAATCTTATTAATGCGCAAGAAAAATCATATGGCATTAATTTAGTAGTTTATCAAAATTTATTGAGTGAATTCAATCTTACTTGCAATGATTGTTATGCACATTTTAAGAATGGTATATACCCGATAGACTTTAATAAATTTAGATATCTTGCGCAAGATGAAATATCTAAAGATAAAAAAATATTACAACACATGCTTAACTTGAATGAAGGTAAATTTGATTTTCAAAAATTTGGCTCCATTATACCATTAATTTTAACTTAAATTTTAAATATGAATATTATAAAAAGAACCGGAGAAACAGTATCATTTGATGTAGAACGAATACATAAGGTTGTAGGCTGGGCTGTAGGTGATATAAAAGGTGTAACAGCTTCTGATATCGAAATAAATGCTAAGCTACAAATGAAAGAAGGTATTACTACTCGTGAAATACATAACGTTTTAATTGACTCAGCTGTTAATTTAATAAGCTTAAATACACCTAATTACCAATATGTGGCATCTAAATTACTATCCTATCAATTGCGTAAAGATGTTTGGGGTGGTAAGAACCCTCCTAAGTTAGTTGATTTTATTAATAAAAACGTACATGAAAATGATGTTTACGATGAAGATATCTTAATGTTATATAGCGATGAAGAAATCAATAAACTTGATGAATATATTGACCATAATCGAGACGATAACTTTACATACGCTGGTATGCGTCAGTTATGTGACAAATATCTAATTCAAGATAGATCCGAAACTAAGATTTATGAAACACCTCAATTTGCATATATGATCATTGCAATGGTTTGTTTCGGTAAATATAAAGGAGCTACTCGAATTTCATATGTTAAAAAGGCTTATGATTATTTCTCCAAATTCAAAATTAATTTACCAACACCTTTAATGGCAGGTGTACGTAGTAAAGTTAGACAATATGCATCTTGCTGCTTAATTGATGTTGATGATACGCTACCGTCAATCTTCTCTTCATCTACAGCTGCTGGCTATGCAACGGGTTCACGCTATGGAATTGGGTTAAATATGGGTCGTATTCGTCCTTTAAATTCCCCTATCCGTAACGGTGAAGTTGTCCATACAGGTGTTATTCCGTTCCTCAAGTTAATGGAATCAACTGTAAAGTCTTGTCATCAAAATGGTATTAGAGGTGGTTCTGCAACCGTTAACTTTCCTTTCTGGCATTATGAAGTTGAAGATATGATAGTACTTAAAAATAATTCCGGTACCGATGATAACCGTGTTCGTAAGTTAGATTATTGTATTCAGTTTAGTGAATTATTTTACAAAAGATTTTTAAAGAATGGAGATATTACTCTTTTTTCACCTCATGAAGCTAAAGAACTATATGATGCATTTGGTCATGAAAACTTTGACGAATTATATGAGCAATACGAGCGTAAAACGAGTCTTAAGTTTAAGAAAACTGTTAAAGCGAGAAAATTGATGTCCCTTTTTGTTAAAGAGAGAGTTGAAACGGGTCGTATTTATTTTATGAATATCGATCATTGTAATCAAAGATCAGCTTGGGATGACGATATTAAGATGACTAACCTTTGTGTTGAAGTATTACACCCTACTAAACCTCTACAACATCCAGATGATAAGAATGCTGAAATTGGTATTTGTATTTTATCTGCTATCAATGTATTAGAAATTCAATCTGATGCTGAAATGGAAAAGGTATGTGATATTATCGTACGTATTCTAGATCAGTTAATTGATTACCAAGATTACTTCTTACCTGCTGCAGAAAACTTTACTAAAAATCGTAGATCATTAGGTATTGGTATTACTAACTTTGCTGCGTATCTTGCAAAGCATGGAGTAAAGTATACCGATGATGAAGCACCTAACGTAGCTGATGAGTTGATGGAAAAGGTACAGTATTATCTTTTAAGTTCATCTTGTGATCTATCGAGTGAAAAAGGTAGGTGTCCTAAATTTAATAAGACAAAGTATAGTCAAGGTTGGTTACCGATCGATAATTATAAGAAAGAAATTGACGAATTTGTTACAAGAAAGAATAGTATGGACTGGGAAGGTTTACGAGCAAGAATAAAAGAGTTCGGACTAAGGCATAGTACTGTATCGGCTATAATGCCGTGTGAGAGCTCTTCGGTAATTCAGTGCTCTACCAATGGTATAGAACCTATTAGATCTTATATTACCTATAAAAAATCTAAAGCTCGTACGTTACCTGTTATCGTACCAAATTATACATCATATAAAAATAAGTATACTCTTGCATATGATATGGAGGACAATACGGGGATGATTAAGATAGTTGGTGCTTTACAGAAATGGGTAGATATGAGTATTAGTGCTAATATGTACTATAATTATGCTCATTATGATAACGGCGCGTTACCAGATTCAAAAGTAATTAAAGAGATTCTTCTAGCATATAAGTTAGGTTGGAGAACCGGTTACTATAACAATACTGATGACGGGGATAAGCAAAGCTTCAATGAAGAGGAACAGAATGATAATATTGAAGATGGATGTGAATCTGGCGCTTGTGCACTTTAAATAAAGATATATAAATATGGAAACAGTACTTAACTTAAAAAATGTAGATACCACGAACCAACCTATGTTTCTTGGAGAGGATTTATCTCTTCAAAGATACGATAGATTCAAATACCCTAAGTTTTTCGACCTATGGCGGAAGCAAGAAGAATATCACTGGTTACCTGAAGAAGTATCTTTAACAAAAGATCGTAATGATTACGAAAATCTAACTGATACAGAAAAATTTATTTTTAATAGTAATCTTAAATGGCAGACTATGACCGATAGTATGCTCTCTAGAAGTATTCACAATATTAAAAATTATGTATCTAATCCAGAGTTAGAAATTTGTATGACAAGCTGGGCACGTTTTGAAACTATTCATAGTTATTCATATACATATACCTTGCAAAATATTGCTAAAGATGCTACCCAGTTTTTCGACTCAATCTTAGAGGATAAAGAAATTACAAGAAGAGCGACAGAAATTAGCAGTGCATATAATACCCTATTAGGTGACGATAAGGGTGATATTAAGCAAAAGATCTTTAATGCAGTTTTATCGACGCAAATTACAGAAGGTTTAGCTTTCTATGTATCTTTTGCATGTTCATACTTTTTCGGATATAAAGGTAAGATGGAAGGTAATGCAAAGATTATAGGTCTTATTGCAAGAGATGAAAACTTACACGCAGCTATTACTCAAAACATTATCAAGTATTGGAAAGAAAATAAAGATGAAGGTTTCCAGCAAGTAGTTAAGGATAACGAGCAGAAGATTTATGATATGTATGGTCTAGCAGTTGAAAATGAAAAGAAATGGGCTGAATATCTTTTTTCTAATGGTTCACTTCTTGGATTAAATACAGAAATGCTTAATGGTTATATTGAGTGGTTAGCTAATACCAGATTACGCTCACTAGGTTATGATAAGATTTTTGACCAACCGACAAATCCGATCGGTGGGTGGCTTAATAGCTATACTGATAGCTCTAAAGTACAAGTTGCTCCACAAGAGACAGAAATTAGTTCTTACAAGATTGGTGCACGTGATACAGAAATTAATGAGCAAGAATTTGAAGATTTTGATCTTTAATAGTTGAACACCTGTGAATCGTAGTATATAATTAAAGGCTATGAATAAGAAATATATTATTATCGGAGCAGTAGTTGCTGCTATTGCATTGTTTACAATGTGTAGTAAATGCGAAGCTCAAGAAGTAGTAACGGAAAAGAACTGGAAACTAGATACTGAGGTAGGCTATTATGAAAAGCGTATTTCAGGTGGTCTATATGGAGCTCAAGATTCAGCTTATGTTAAAGCATCTACAAAGCTCGGTAACTTTCAAGGGCTTGCTTTTGTCGGTAGTTTAGAGTATGTTAATACTGAAGATTATCAACTACACGGTACAGTAGGTACTTATCTTAACACTCCTCTTGGTGGTATCGATACACGTCTTGTTGTACATACTGGTGAAGATGCTGATACCACTTTCGAGCTCAATGGTGCATATGATCTCAATTGGTTTGAGTTCGTCGATACATCAGTTACTGTAGCTTTTGAAGATGGTAGCGAAGCTGGTACAAGCACTGATAGTACTATTACTACACCAGCATTTAATGTTTCAAAGACATTTGATGCTAAGTATGCAGATGTTACTGTAGGTGGTGAATATGGTCAGTCTTTCGGTTATGATGAAGATTTTGAATATGTTCATGGTTATGTAAGATTTACATCAACTATTAATGATGTCATTCCTGTATTTGTACAGTTTAATGCATTAAAGAATGATCTTGGTATCGTCAATGGTATTTCATCTGAAGGTACTGATGGTGATTTTGATACATCGGTTACGGTAGGTCTTACCTACTCATTCTAATAAATAATTAGAACCCCCAGAGTATATCTCTGATAGCGTGATCTCGAAAGAGGTTGCGCTTTTTTGTTGATTTAATGTAAAGTTTAGATTATAATATATGTATATGAGTAAACAAATCCTATTTGATGAAGATGGTCGTAAGAAGATCCTAACAGGTGTACAGACACTAGCAAAAGCGGTGAAGGTTACTTTAGGACCGAAAGGTCGTAACGTAATGATTGGCAAGTCGTTTGGTGTACCTGCTGTAACGAAAGATGGTGTATCGGTCGCGAAAGAGATCTCGTTAGAAGATCCATTTGAAAATATGGGTGCACAGATGGTACATGAAGTTGCATCACGTACTGCTAATAGCGCTGGCGATGGTACAACAACTGCAACGGTACTTGCTGAAGCAATCTATAAGCAAGGTATTAAAAACGTAGCTGCCGGCTCTAATCCAGTTTATATTAAACGTGGTATTGATAAGGGAGTTGCTGCAGCTGTTGAGAGTATTAAATCACAAAGTAAACCAGTTCAAGATATGAATGATATTCGCCAGATCGCGACCGTATCAGCTAATTGGGATACTGAGGTTGGCGATATTATTGCTGATGCAATGGAGAAGGTTGGCAGTGATGGTACTATTACAGTTGAGGAAGCTTCTGGGCTCGAAACAACATTGAATGTCGTTGAAGGTATGCAATTTGATAGAGGGTACTTGAGCCCATTCTTTATTACAAATGAAGGCAGTAACGACGCGGTATTCGATAATGCTCTAATTCTACTATGCGATAAAAAGATTACTAATCTTAATGAGCTATTACCGCTCTTACAAATTGTAGCAAAGAAAAATAAACCTCTACTTATCGTTGCAGAGGATGTAGAAGGTGAAGCTCTCTCAGCTCTCGTTGTTAATAAGTTGCGCGGTACTCTCAACGTAGCAGCGGTTAAGTCACCGGGCTTTGGTGATCGTCGACGTGAGATGTTAAAAGATATTGCAGTATTAACTGGCAGTACAATTGTATCTAGTGAAGATACCCTCAAGCTTGAAAATGTTACAGAACAACATTTAGGCCAAGCTAAGAAAGTGACAGTTACAAAAGAGTCGACCACAATTGTAGAAGGTAAAGGAAATTCCGCGCAGATTGAAGCTCGTGTTAATATGCTACGAGAACTTATTTCAGAATCAAGCTCTGATTTCGACCGCGATCAATTACAGCAGCGCCTAGCTAAGTTATCTGGCGGTATCGGTGTAATTAATGTAGGTGCTCAGACAGAACCTGAGATGAAAGAGAAGAAAGATAGAGTTGATGATGCTCTCGCTGCAACTAGAGCAGCAGTTGAAGAAGGTATTGTACCTGGTGGTGGTACAGCTTTATTACAAGCAAAATGGACGATTGCAGATGTTGTTGATACACTTGAAGGTGATGAAGCAATAGGAGCAAGATTAGTTGAGAAATCAATTGAAGCTCCTATTCGACAGTTATGTAAGAATGCCGGGGTAGATGGTTCGCAAATCGTATTGAAGATTTATGAAAGCAAACTAGGTTACAATGTAGCTACTGGAGATTATGTTGACTTACTACAAGCTGGTATTGTAGATCCGACGAAAGTAACTAGATGCGCATTGCAGAATGCAGGCTCTGTAGCGGGAATGCTATTAACGACAGAGTGTCTAATCGTTGATGAACCTTCAGCAAACGTCGCTGAAGCACCAGCAATGCCGCCGATGGGAATGATGTGATAAATAAATCTAACCGAGTTTAACACTCGATAGCGTGATCTCATTTATGAGGTTGCGCTTTTTTTTGGATTTTTTGAACTTATATGTTATAATAATAAATATTAATCTATGACTAAACTAACTACATATAACCCAATAGCAGACATTGAAAGAGCATTAGATGGTTTTTTTAATTTAACACCGGTCTTCCATTCTTTGGAAGAGGTATACCGTACAGGTGACACTGTCCGATTCTCTCAAGATGACGATGGTTTGACAGTACAAATAGACATCCCTGGATGTAAAAAAGATGAACTTGATCTAAGCGTAGACTCTGATAAGAGAGAAGTTTACATTAAGGCCAAACGAACCGTTAAAACGAATGACGGCTCACAACAACAATCCCTGAATCGCTCATTCACAGTTGGAAGAGATTATGATCTCAAGAAGATCACTTTTAACTATGAGAACGGTGTTTTGGGAGTTAATACTCCTCGCAGAAAAAAACAAGAATATATTAAAAAATATTCCGTTTAGCATAAATAGTTAAAGGTCGGAGCATAACTATAAAACTAAACAGGGGATGGATGGTGGGCATTTAAAGGTACGTATGTACCTTTTTTTGTGGGTATAATACATAAATAGATTTAATACTTTCTTGGAAATATTAATAAACCTATATAAATAACTATATGAGTCAATGGTCCGTGTTCGGTTTCGATATTACACCAAAATTTACAGATGATAATAAAAATGTTCTTAAAGTTACAAGTAAAAAAGAAATATTTTTTGATGTATATGAATGTATGTACAACGATAAAAACATTATCGTTGAGAAGATAGGTACATCGGACGGGTTACCTATTGTTAGTTTTGAAGCAGTTAAAAATAATAAAAAGTATAAATGCGAGGCTTTATTAGTTGAAAGCGGGGAAAGTGAATTATTTCTTAACGAAAATCATCTTCAATTTTTAAAAAGTATTCAAAAAACCCCAGTTAATACTATAATTGAAGAGAAGGTTAAAAAGGTTATACCTACCAATACTATCTACGAAGATAAGGTTAGAGATGTATCGGAAAAGATAATTAAAGAGAGTCAAGAAAAGGCTCAAAAACTATATGATAATAAATTAGAAGAATATAAAAAACAAAAACAATTAATTGCTAAACAAGCTGAAGAATACTTAAATGAAAAATCTGAAAGTATTAGGCAAGAACTATATGAACAATATATTGACTTTTTATCAAGTAACGATAAAAAGATAAACAATCTCATTAAAAGTAATATAGATGATATTACACTTTCTATTGATGAAAATAATAAAGAAATTCTTTCTAAAGTAGATAAATTATCTAATTTAAATAAGGAAGAATTAGCTAAGATTTTATCTGAAAATATTGTTAATATCAACAATAATTTAGATAATAAAATAAAGGATTTAAATGATCAGTTAGATATCACCCTACATGATAGTAATACAAAAATTGGTAAACTTCAAGAAAAAACAAATAATTTAATACAATCTAAAACGGAAAGTATTGAAGAAAAAATTAACTTTAAAGTTAAAAAAATTAACGAGAAGGTCGAAGATTATAAAGTTGATACATTGACAGCTGTTGTTGAAAAAATATCTGAAAATAAATCAGATATTGAGATGTATCTTAAAGATACAATTTCAGAAATTAACGAACAAGTTGATATTAAAAATACCGATGTTAAAAAAATACTTGCTGATGAATTATCTAATATTAATGAAAAGCTTAATATATTTTCCGATGAAGAGGATAAAAAATATAAACAATTATTAGAAAATTTAAATAATTTAAATAAAGGTGAAGTAAAAGAGATACTAAGTGAGAAGATAAATGATAAACAGCTTAATTCTCTTAAACTAGATATTTCAAAACAATTCCAGAATGAAATGATGTCTATCAAGAGATTGATAGAGATGTCTTCTGGTGGTGGTAGCGTTGCTAAGCAATTTGCAAATGGTGGTACGATGGATGGTAGCTTAAATGTTACACAAAACATATTATCAGGTGGTACAAATCTCTTAGATATTTTTAATACAGATGCATCTATCGATTTACAGGATGTCACTGATAATGGTAATACGACTACGAATTCATTATCTGTAGCAGCGTTATCCGCTTTCGGTAAGATTATAGGTGGAGCGGAAACTAATACTGCTAACGGCTATGATGCAGCAGTATTAGGTGGTGAAAATAATACTGCTAGTGGTAATACTTCATTTATAGGTAGCGGTAACCGTAATACTGCTAGTGGTAATATTTCATTTGTAGGCGCTGGTTTCCTTAATACTGCTAGTGGTGGTTGGTCATTTATAGGTAGTGGTGAAAATAATACTGCTAGTAGTAATAGTTCAACTGTAGGTGGTGGTAGTAGCAATACAGCTAGTGGTTATAGTTCATTTATAGGTAGTGGACAAGATAATACAGCTTGTGGTAATAGTTCATTTATAGGTGCCGGTTTCTGTAATACTGCTAGTAGGACTAGTTCAGTTGTAGGTGGTTTCCGTAATACTGCTAGTGGAGATAGTTCATTTATAGGCAGTGGTCAAGATAATACAGCTAGTGGTGGTAGTTCATTTATAGGTAGTGGTCAAAATAATATTGCTAGTGGTAACCGTTCAGGTATTTTAGGTGGTTCTAATAATACAGTAAGTCACATTGATTCATTCATCGTTGGTAATGGTTTAACATCAAATGCTGAGAACACCACGTTCGTTAACAATTTAAATGTTACTGAAGAATTAAGCGTAGAAGGATATTCTGAATTTAATAAAAGAGTTGATATAAACACTAATCATGGTGGGAATGGTCTGAGAATTAAATCAAAT